GCCGCCGCCACCATCGCCGACTACAACGGCGTGGATAAAGTCAGCCACATCAAGGACAAGCTGGTGGAGATGGTGCACCTGAACGAGACTATTTTCTCCTCGGGCATCGCCAGCTCCCACGAAGCCAAACCGCTGGCGAGCGGCATCTATATGAACGACGCCATGCTCTCCAATGTCTGCAAGCACAACGTCACCCGCTTCCCCTATGAGATCGCCCGTCTCGCCCAGGATCTGGCTGGCGGCATCGTCGCCACCATGCCCAGCGAGAAAGATCTGGAAAACGAAGAAGCCGGTGCCATTATCCGACGCTTCCTGAAGGGCCGCGACGACATTCCCACCGAGGACCGTATGCGCATTCTGCGCCTGATTGAAAACATGACCCTGGGCCGCAACGCGGTGGGCTATCTCACCGAATCCATGCACGGCGCCGGCAGCCCTCAGGCCCAGCGTATTCAGATACTGCGTGGCATGGATGTGGAAACCAAGAAATGGCACGCCCGCAAACTGGCGGGGATCAAACAGGCGTAAGCCACCGGCGGTCTTGCCAGCCGTGGGGTTCCTGCTAAACTAGCGCCCGCTCGCCCCCGCGGCGGGCCGTGCCGGAATAGCTCAGTCGGTAGAGCAACTGATTCGTAATCAGTAGGTCGGAGGTTCGATTCCTCTTTCCGGCACCACTCCCATCTTTATAATCAATCACTTACAAAGCTTCGGGCGTAAATCAGGCGTAATCGCATTTGGCTTTTGTGTTAGCCATCGCCCCCGTATACTGTCCGCATGGCCAGTAGTATATCCCTCACTATCAATCAGCAGTGGAGCGGGCTCACCACGATCTATCCGTGGAGCCGCTCGCAGATCGGCGTGCGCCTGCGCGGTGGTGGCGTCAGGTATGTGCCCTTCGGTGGCTTCCTGCACAAGTCGTGGATCCCGAAGTGGGCCTCGCCGTGCGCCCTCGCGTGCACTACATGGAACTACAGCGACGACCACGCCGGCGATCATCGCCACATCATGTCCGGCTTCATCGTCGGGACACTGATCGAGCAGAGGGCGTTTGTGGTGTTGTACGATGGAAGGCCGAAAGAGGTGTGAGGGGCGACCATGTGCGGACGATACGGCGCTTTGGATAGCGAGCGCATCACCCAGTTTGCCCGCGACCTTGGCGCCAGGGGCTTCGAGATTCAGCAGAACGATGATGTGCGGCCGACGAACCAGGTGCCGGTCATTACGACCGGGATGGAGACGCTGCGCGTGAGGTGGGGTATTCAGCCCGCTTGGGCGAAGAAGATATTGATTAACGCCCAGGGTGAGACCGTCGCCGAGAAGCGCACGTTCGCGGCGGCGTTCCGGGAGCATCGCTGCCTGATCCCTCTGGACTGCTGGTATGAATGGCGGGACGAAGGCGGGTCTCGAAAGCAAAAGTTCCGCTTCCAGCTTCCCGGAGGCGCGCCGCTTCTGATGGCCGGCATCTGGTACCCGGCCGGTGAGGACACACCCACCGCCATGGTGTCGCTCACGACCACGCCTAACTTCGAGAGCAAGCCCATCCACGACCGGATGCCCGCTATGATCGAACCCAAATACGCTCGCCTGTGGCTGGACGGAAGCCCGACCGAAGCCTTGCAGCTGGTCGGCCCGCTACCGGACGGCAGCACGGTGGTGGAGCGCCTGTAGTCCCAGGATTACACGTTCCACCAATGATCTCCTACAGACAGACGACTGCGCCCTGCCCCACCCTACTGCAACCGGTCCACACTCACGGCGGCCGGCAGGGAGGAAAAGCGCATGGACGCGAATAAGACCTGGACGGTCATTATCGACACGCCATCGGGATTGGAGAGGGTGGTGGTGGTGAGATACCCGCGCCGGCCCACAGAGGACATCGCCGCGGGATTGGTGCGCCTGGAATTAGGCATGTCACCCGCGCCCGACGGTCGTCGCTACGAGAACGACGCAAGCGTGAAAGCACTTGAGGCAGCCGGCTACCGGCTGATCGCGATCGATCAAGCGACTTAAAACAGACCGCCCTGAGCACTCTGCGCCTTGTCGTTAAGGATGATCAGCTCGCTGCATTGCGCTGGTCGCCCGCCGCCGCCAACGGTATAGGTGTACTCCCGAGCGTGGATGGTCAGCCCCTGGAAGACGTGGCGCATCTCTGGATGGTCGTTAAGGCTGATCACCACCGCTCCCTTCGCCGCAAGCGCGTACGCGGCCAGGGCTTCGTATTCCTCGAGCGGGAACGCCACGCCGTAGCCTTCGGTGTCCCAGTACGGCGGGTCACAGTAAAAGAGGCTGTCGGGGCGGTCATAGCGTTCGAACATGGAAGCCCAAGGCCCCTGCTCGATGGTGACCTGCGTAAGCCGGAGGTGGGCTTCTACCAGGTCCTGCTCAAGGGTGAGCAGGTTGAACTTCGGGCGCGTGGTGGCCGCGGTACCGAAGCTCTGCCCGGACACCTTTCCGCCGAAAGCTAGCTTCTGAAGGTAGAGGAACCGGGCCGCACGCTGGACATCGGTGAGCGTCTCCGCCGGTGTGGCCTGTAGCAGGCCCCACTGTTCTCGGCTGACCAGAATCCACTTGAACTGCCGATACAGCTCTTCCAGGTGGTGCTTCACGATACGGTAAAGGTTCACGATATCCCCGTTGATATCGTTGAGCACTTCCACCTGCGACGGGGCCTTGCTGAAGAAAATGCCGCCGGCGCCCGCAAATGGCTCGACATAGCATTTGTGTGAGGGAAACAGGGGCAGAATGGACGCGGCGAGCTTCGTTTTACCGCCCATCCAGGGGACCAGGGGCTTGGCCATAGGACATTCCTCTTACTTGCCGGAAGTGATAGCCTCGACCGCGCTGTGTGCACGCAGCGGCGGGCCTTGCTTGGCAAGCGAGGGACTGCTCGCTTGTCGGGGATTCGAGGGTGTTGGCGCACTCTCGGATCGCCCGTCTCTACTTTTCATCGGGGGATACTGATGGACAGCTTCCAAATGAATATCCTGCACCAGTTGTACCGGCGCGAGTCCCGCGCTACCCATAGCCACTATTACCCATACGATTGCATCCGCTGGTTAAAGGGCAAATCTATAAAAGATGCTAATGGCTGGTTTTCAAATGACTCGTTTCCTGGACCGACCTTTGAGTTTTGGTCCGCCTTTGATAACCCCAACAACGAAAACACGGTAAGCAGTAAAGCCGTCCTGCCCGCTCTCCAGGAACTCCAAGAGGCCGGCTTCATCCGCATTGTCAGTAGGGATAGCGACGGCGCCTCGATCGCGTTGGCGGCAAAAGGTATCCGCCCCGCGAAGGAATGTGGCTCCAGGTTTGGACGTTTATGCGTGCTCTACGACAGCAACAAAGGCCGCCTTCCGGTTCAGATAGCAACCCACCTTGCTGCAGCTTTTATTGGAGCTTTCGCCACCTGGTTGTTCGGCAACTAAACCTGCACCGTATACGCAGGCAGGTCCGGCGCCTCGCCCTGGATCTGCCCGTTCACGATGAACGCCTTGTTGCCGATGGCGACGCTGTCGCCGCGCACGCGGGTGCGGGTGCCGTCGCGCAGGGTGACGACGCTGGTGCCGTTGGGGCCGATGTCGTAGACGGTGGCGACCACGCGGGACTGGTAGTTGGTGAGCTGCTGGAAGCGACGCCAGGGATTCACGGTGGCCATCAGTGGATCTCCATGTCGCTGCGGCGTTCGACGGCGAGGCGTTGGTTGATGCGAGGGGCGCCGTTGCCGGGGGCGCTGATGCTGTTGCTGAGCACCAGGCCGCGCCAGGTTTCCTGGCCCTGCACTTCGATGATGTAGCCGGGCAGCACAAGGCCGGGGCTGGCCTGTTCGTCGGTGATCTGGACGGTGAGGTTTTCCAGGGTGTGGGGGCCGCTGGCGGCGATCTCTTGTTTGCCCCGGGCGGCGCCGACGGCCTGGTCGGTGATCAGGTCGTGGAGGATGTCCTGGCCGAGTTCGTCGCCGGCGGTGCCGGCGCGCACCACTTCCACCTGCACGCCGGCGTTGATGCCGCTGACCCAGATGCCGTTGATGGGGGTACCGGGGACGTGCTCGCCGTCCTGGTCCTCGATCATGGCGTCGTGGACTACGGCGTCGACGATGGTGTTGGCCCACTCCCAGGGGGCGTCGTAGTAGCGCGGCTGGATGTGGAGGGTGTCGGTGGCCGGGTCGGGCACGATCACGGCGCCAGCGGCTTCACAGATGGCGCTGATGGCTTCGATCGGCGTTTTCTCTGTGTAGCTCCACACGCCGCCAGGGATGGACCAGTCCGTGAAGCTGGGGTGCCAGACGATGGTGAAGCCCGTGTTCTGCAGTTCCGCCTCGGCGGCCTGCTTGGCGTTCACCGGGCCTTCGTCGATGTGGCTGCGCCGCGGGGCGTAGGGCGCGGCTAGGTAGCGGGTGCGGCTGCTGGCGTTGATGCGGTAACGGTGGCCCACCGCGCGGACGCGGGACCACTTCTCGACCATGAACACCCAGTCGTGGCCGTTGATGGTGATGCGCAGCTCCCCCGGGTCCGGGTCGGGTTTCAGCAGGGCCATGGCCTCGGCGGTGAGCACGTCGCAGGTGAGGGACCAGGCGAACGCATCGAGGTCCAGGCCGAGCTGGATGTTGGCCACGTCGATGGGGGTTTCGCTGGGCAGCGCGACCACGTTGATCAGGTTCACGATCTGGTAGCTCTCTCTGATGTCCGGTTCGGGGGGCGGCGCTTTGATGGGGCCGTCGTAGTCCGGGTATTCGACGCCCACGTCCACCGGCCGCAGCCGGCGCCCTTCGCCCCAGGGGATGATGTTCTCGGCGCGCAGGGTGGTGCCCCAGCCCCAGGGGTGCGCGCTGATGCGGTCGCGGGGGATGGGCGGCCGCGCCGGCGGCACGCGGGAGAATTGGAAACTGGTGCTGGGGCGGTAGGCCTCGCCGGCGTCAAAACGGAAATCGGTATGGCCGTATTGGTAAGCGACGCTGGCCGCCTCACGCCGCTGGCGCGCGGTGCTCTGCCATTCATCCACCGCGGCGCGGTCCACTTTCAGCAGGCGGTTCCAGGGGCTCAGCCAGGCGGCGTCCAGCCACAGCGCCGCCGCGATGGCGCCGAAGCGGCCGGCCCGGCGATCGGTGGGCACCGGCCGCCCCCAGGGCAGCGCCGCGCGAGGATCCAGCGCGACGCCCCAGGCGTGCGCCAAACCCACCGCCCGGTCGGTGGCCACCGGCCAGCCCCACCGTTGCCAGGCCGCCGCGTCCACCGCCCGCGCCCGGGCCGCACCGAAGCGCGCCTGCGCCGGATCCCGCGCAGGCAACCAGCCCCACGCCGGCACCGCCGCGGCGTCCACCGTCCGCCCGGGCGCCGCCGCGATCGCGCGGCGCACCTGCAGCGCCGGCACCGGCTGGTACGGCACCGCTGGCGCGTAGCGGAACAGGAACGCCGACGACGGCACATAGGCGCCGCCGCCCAGTTCAAAGGCCGTGGACGGGATGTAGGGCATGGCAGCGACTTATAAGAAGGTGACGTCCACCGGCCCGTGGGCCAGCGGTCTGAGGTACTCCCGGGCTTCCAGCGTGGCGGTGCCCACTTGCTGCTGGCCGGTGGTCCACCAGTCGGGCTCGGTCGCAGGCAGCTCGCCGCCGGTGACGACGCGGTAGACGTAGCCGTTGGGGGTGGTAGGGTGGATCACATCGCCTACGGCGACTTCACCGCTCGCTTCAAACTGGGCCCCAATATCATTCAACGCTATCAGGTACACGTCGGCACCGGGGTCGACCAACCCAGAAATGGTATATCCTCCATCGGCTTCTGCGCTCCGCGCGTTCCCAACGACCCGCCAATCGCCGCCGTCAACCTGCACAGCCACCAGATCGCGGGCTGCCGGCACAACTTCACCGTTCGGAACGCGTACAGTGACGATCCCGTTTACCTCGGCAGGGTCGCCACTTGGCGCAACTCCACCCTGGCCGAAACTAAAGTTCAGAGCGTCCTCGTCTGCCACATAGATAGCATCCGCTTTATCTCCGGAAAACGCCGTAGCATACATCGTCGATAAAGCGGGGCTCTGAAGACTCAGGGGAAGTACGCCACCTACCGCCGATATAAGCTCGCCCGCTGTGGAAAACAATCGAAAGCTACCGCGACCAATGAACGGGAGACCATTTAGCTCTCCAGATAACGATTTAGTGGCTACAGACGGCAAATCCACAGCCACAGGGATTGTGTTGTAAACAGGATCGATCACGGCCAGTCCTCTGCCCTCAAGCTTATGAGGCTGTATCGATATTGTGTGGCAACCAAGATCGCCGACCCACCAAGGAAGGTAACTTCGTCGCCGGTCCAAAGACCGTCGTTATCCCTTAGCTCCACCAGTTGCGTGGTCTGAATCAGCCCTATAGAGCAGTACCAACCAGGCAGGCGCGCGAAGACGACGTTATCTCGATAAACACCTACAGGAACCATCAACGCCTCTGGCACGTCCCGATATAGGGCGGCAGCATCGAGGGTATAAGCACCAGCAAGGACCGCGAAGCTACCGACTGTTTGCGAAATACTCTGACTGCCATTCGGCTCGATAAGCGACACTGCGCTGACATCACGATAGTTGCCGTCATAACTTTGTTGATATAAGCGCCGAGGGGCGTAGGCAAACATATTCGGCGCAGCAACCGGATTGATATTAGAACCCCATGGCAACATCGAGCCAATGTACAACGCGATGCTGTTATACTCCGAGAGAGCGTCCCCAGTTAGTCCTGTAGGATCTCTCCATGTCAGTAAAAGCGCGCCGGACGGGTTAGCAAGAACCATCCAACGCATTGTTTGCGGGCTATCCATTATGCTCAAGGTAAGGAAAAAACTTCCAGGACTACCCACCAGCTCACCGTCCGACCAATCTGTGCCAACTTCAGTGCCATCGAGGCGATTAGAAATATTCAGATTGAGGCTCACCACACCTGTTTGTGTAGCATTCTGCAGCACCAACTTACCATCTGAGGCCGCTGCGGCTTGGTGATAGAGCTCAGTCCAACCAGCAGCGCCCTTGTCACCATATCCCGTGACCAAGCAGGCCCGCAGTATATCGCTCAGATAGTTCATTCGATCCGCGCTTGATGTTCCACCCGGCCGGCCAGGGACTCCTGCGTCATCCCAGCGATAAACCGTCGGCACTGTACCCATCAGTCCGCATCCCCTCTGATTTGAAGTTCAAAGCTGTCGTTCTCCACCGTGCCCTGCCCAGGCTTCACGGTGCGCGCGATCCACAGCGGCGCCAGGGCGCCCTGGGTGTCGAACCGCACGGCGTTGCCGGTGGCCCAGCCGCTGCCCCAGCCGTCACCGTCCAGCACGAAGTACGGTGTGTTGGTCATGGGGTTGATGGGGGCGGTGTCGCCACTGGTGGAGCCCTGCCCGATCACGCCGAGGCTTTCACCGACGATGCTGAACGTGCTGCTGCCGGTGAACACCAGGGCCCACTTTTCGGTGACGGTGCCGTAGTTGGCGGTTTGCACCGGGTAGGCGATGTCGTTGTACTCGGCGTCGGTTTCGCCGGATTCGTCCGGCTCGCTGCCCCAGTTGGGGTTGTTGCTCTGCCAGGTGCGCTGGGTGAACAGGTTCACGGCGCGCGCCTGCAGGGTGCCGTAGAGCACCGCGCTGGAGACCACGGTCTCGGTGATCGGGAACTCGTGGGGCGTGGGCGCCTGCAGCTCGACCAGGCCGCTGAGCTGCACGTCGGTGACCAGGCTCATGTGCTCGATGCGATCGCGCGCCAGCCAGGGCCCGCTGATCAGGTTGGCCTCGGCGTCCTGCAGGGTGAGCGGGTCGGCGAAGGTGAGCGTGCCGGCGTCGAGGTCGGTGGTGTATTGGGCCGGGTCCAGCTCGGTGTCGCCGTCGGCGCCGTAGACGATGATCTCGGCCTGGTGGTCGCGGTCGAGCGCGATGGTCTCGCCGGCGGTGGGCGTGGTGAGGCTGGTCTCGGCGCTGTGGTTCAGCACCGCCACGTCGCCGGGCCGGAAGATGGGCACGCGCCCGTCCTGCGGCAGGCGCACCGGGTCGAGGCCGACAATCTCCGGGTCCAGCGGCAGGGTGCGCAGGCCCACGGCGTTGTAGCGGATGTCGCCCAGCAGGCTGGCGAACTCGGCGTCGAGAGTGACGAAGCCGCTCTGGCTGTCCACCTCGCCGGTGAGCTGGTTGCCGCTGCTGTCCTCCCCGGTGATCACGCCGTTGGCGTCCGCTTCAGCAGTGACCAGCTCGCCGTTGCTGAGGTTGTTCAGGGTGAGTTGCAGCGAGCCGGGGCGGATCGGCGCGATCTCGGTGCGGAACTGGACCTTCTCGGTACCCTGGGGCCGGTCGCCGACCAGGCAGGCGCGCACGGTGACGGTGCCGCCGGGCGGGTCGTCGAACACCGCCGAGGCGTTGGCATAGTCAATGCTGCCGACGGCGACGCCGGCGCCGGTGGCCGGGTCCAGGTTGTTGAACAGGGTGCCGTCCCGGTCTATGAAGGTCTGGCCGCCGGCTTCCAGCAGCACGGAGCCAGGGAACACCATTTCAGCGGCGCCGACGTTGGCGAGCTGCAGCTCGGCATCGTCCACGGCCAGTTCCTGGCTGGTGCTTTGGAAGCCGCTGATGTCGTTCAGCGCCGCCACGGTGACGTCGCCGCGCAGCTCTTCGCGACGCAGTTCGGTGCGGGACTGCTCGCCGCCGATGGCCAGATAGCGCACGTCGATCTCGTAGCTGGCTTCCAGGTCGGGGATGCTGACATCGCCGCTGGTGTAATCGATGGTCCCGGCGGCGCCGACAAACCCGCCGGCGCCGTCGTCCTGCAGGGTGCGCTTGATCAGACGCTCGCGCTCGCCGTCGTTCCAGCCGCTATGCCAGCGCCGCGCCACGTACCAGGTGAGCCGCACGGTGCCCGCCTCCAGCGGCGCGTCGGGGATGGTGAAGGTGCCGGCACCGCCGCTGATCTGCGGGGTAACCTGGGCGGTGACGCCCTCGCCGGTGTCGCCGGCGGCGGTGAGCGTGCCCACGGTGACGCCGCTGCCGGGCTTGAGCCGGATCTCGCCGGTGGCGTAGTTCACGGTGCCGGTGGCGCCGGTACCGGTGAGGTTGCCGACGCCGTCGTCGGTGACGTTTATGGTGCCGCCACCGTTGGAAACGGTGAGGGTTTCCGGCGCCACCGCGGCACCCAGGCTCAGGGTGAGCTCCGGGTCGGGGTCAGCGAACTGGGCAGTGCCGGCGCGCACGGCGAATTCACTGCCGGCCTGGCTGGCGTACCGGTAGACCAGTGGGGTGTCCACGTCCGGCTGCCGGCTCAGGGTGACCAGCACGGTGCCGGTCTGGAAATTGATGGTGCCGGTGCCGATGCCGGTAAGCACGCCGTCGCCGCGATCGCGCAGCTCGTTCCAGCGGCCCAGGGCGCGGTAGGCGAGCACGAAGGTGCCCGGGCGCGGGGGCAGCGCCGCCAGGTTGAGCGTGTAGTTCAAGCCCCGGTTGGTGGCGTCGATCATCAGCGAGCCGGTGTCGCAGGCCATCTGCACGGGGGCGCCTGGTTCGTAGGTCCAGGAGGCGCTGCCGGTGAGGCTGTTGGCCAGCGTGATGCGGCCGCTCAGGTAGTCGACGATGCTGTCTTGCTGGCCGCCGGCGCCGGACACCAGGGTCAGTCCGCCGGCGTTGTCGTCGCGGTAGGTGCTGCCGGCGATGTTGAGCACCAGGGTGCCGGGTACGATGGCGCGGCGGGTGAACAGGCTGGCTTGGTCGTCCAGGCCGCTGGCGTTCTCGGTGACGGTGCCCTGCCCCGCACGGATCACGGTGGTGTTGTTGCCGCCAGCGAGCCGGTCCACCAACGGGATCTCGTTGGTGGCCACCGGCACCAGCTGGGAGAAGACCGTGTCCACGGTGATTTCCCGGTCGCCGATGGCCGGCGCGCTGGCGAGCCGGGCGACGCCGTAGTACTGGGCCACGTCCGCCACGTCGGTGGCGAACACTTCGCTTATCTGCCGGCTGCCGCCGCCGGTGAGCAGGGTGTTGCTGGTGACCACCACCCCGCCGGGGCGCGCTTCGCCGCTGGGGAAATCGAACAGCAACGGGGTGTCCAGGCCCATTTCCAGGCGCCAGCCCTTGAAGGTCTCGTAGGCGTTGCCGCTCTGGTAGATAAACACGGACTCGGTGACCGTGACTTCATTGAGGCGGACGTACTGCTCGTTGCCGGTTTGCGGGTCGCGCAGCACGAAGGTCTCGCCGACGCGCGGGGTGTCGCTGATCACCAGCGGCTGGAAGCCGACCAGCGAGCGCGAACCGGCGAGCTGGTTGCCCAGTAGCTGCCACGTGGCGGTGCCGGCGGGCACCAGGTAGCTTTCCAGGAAGTCGCGGGCGTCGCGGCGTTCGTCTGTTTCGCTGTCGGTGTCGAACAGCGTGACGGAGACGTTGGGGTCCTGGGGCGCTTTGGTGAGTACAACGTGGGCTCCCAGATAGGGAGCGTTGTCATTGGTGCCCAGGCCTGTAAACACCTTGCGCAGGCTGGTGTTGCCGGTGGCGCGGTCGAGACGGCTGATGTCCTCGAAGACGTTGTTGACCTGGCCGGGCTGCACTTCGTTGCCGGTGGCGCGGCCGCCGCCGTCTTCGGTGTCGGTGAGCCGCTCGCTTTGGAACAGCTTGACGTCGCTGGCGCTGAGACTCATGCGTTGTTGTCCTCGAGAATAATCAGGTTGAGGGCCAGTTCGTAGGGGTGGGTGGCGGCGTATTCGGTGCGCTCGCCCACGGGAATCAGCTCCACGGCGACGCCGTTGCGGCGGTCGAACGCCACGCTGTAGGTGCGCCCGTCGTCGAGGGTGACGGGCCAGGCGACGCCGGCCTGCGACGCCTTGGCGCGCAGGGCCTGGCCGGTCTGGCGGTCCACCCAGGCGCCGGTGAGGCGCATGGGGGTGCCGAGCGGCTGGGCCTGTTCGTAGAGAATCGGGTTGCCGGTGACGCCCCGGACCAGTTCCTGGGCGACCTGGGCCTCGCCGAACTCGTTGACCCAGACCATGTTTTCGATGGTGATGTCGTCGAGGGTCATGGTTGAGCACTCCGCAGGCCTGCGTCTTCGAGCAACTGGAGAAACTTCGCGTCTTCACCCTCTGCGGCGGAGACCGTGACGCGGTCGCCCCTGTCATTTTTCAGGGTGACTTCCGTTTTGCGCACGGGTTGGCGCTGGGCCTGCTCTTGCTGCTGCTGGAGCTGCTCATTGCGCTGCTGGTCGCGACGGGCCTGGTAGACCTCGCGGTTCAGCTGCAGGGCATCGCGGTACTGCGCCACGGCGTCGCCGGCGCCCTGCTCGCTGGCCTGGCGCAGCTGGTCGCGCAGATCCTGCTCGCGGCGCTCGAATTGGCGCCGCTGGATTTCTTCCTGGGTGCCGGTGAGCTGCAGCAGTTCGTCGCGCAGACCCTGGACGGTGTCGCGGGCGCTGTCGGCGAGGCCGTCCATCTGCGCCTTGGCGCTGGCCAGGGCGCTGCGCAGGCCGCTGAGCTTCTGCTCGCCGAGGGTGCGGCCGCTGGCGATGGCTCTTTCCGCGAGGCGGATGAACTGCCCGGTGTCTTCGTTTTGCGCGGCCATGGCGCGCTGGTAGAGCTGCTGGGCCCGGCCCACCCGTTCGTTGACCTCGGTGGCCACGTCGCCAACGGCGTTCAGGTAGCTGCGGGTGGAGAGCAGGCCCCGGGTTTGTTCCTTGAGCAGGGTGTCGTAGAGCTGGCCGGCTTCCTCGCTGACGTTGAAGAACGCCCGCCGGATGTTTTCGGCGGCCTCGGTGATGCCGGCGCCGGCCACCACCGCGCGCCGCCCGCTTTCCTCCATGGAGGCGCCGGCCTCTTCCGCCGCGGCGGCCTGTTCGTCCAGGGCCTGGTTGGTTTCCTTGGCGGCCGCCGCTTTGTCTTTCTCGGCACCGGTGGCGAGCTCGGTGGTTTCTTTGTAGATCTGGATGGCGCGCTGGAGGCGTTCCAGGGTTTCGGAGGCCTGGACGCCGGTTTCCTCGAGCGCGGCGTTGTAGTCCTTCTGGGTGATCAGGCCTTCGGAGAGGGCGCGGTTGAGCTGCTCTTGCACCTGCAGGCGACCGGCCCGGGACTCGATTTCTTCAAACGCCGCCAGATAAGACTCGGTGATAATGCGGGACTGGACCTTCGCTTCCTCCCCGCTCTTCTGGACCTGCTCGACCACCTGGCCAAAGCTGTTGATGGCCTTGCGCTCGACGACGCCGGCGAGCTTGTCGTATTCCAAGCCGAGGTCGTCGAGCGAGCCCCGCAGAGCATTATTGGCACGCCGTTGTTCATCGGCGGCTTCGCGCGCCGCCGCCGCTTCCAGTTCCCGGTCCGCGATGCTGCGCTTGGCGCGGTTGCGGGAGAACACGATCTGGGCGAGGTGCAGCCGCCGATCAATCCGCTCAATCTCTTCGGCGGACTCCGCCGCGTCACGCGCTTCCTGCAACCGCTGAACCCGCTTCTCAGTGCGGGTTTCCTGGGCAATAACCTGCTCTTGGTTGGCGAGCGCCTGGGCCTGGGTGAGTATCTTGTCGGACGCTTCCTGCTGCGCGTTGACCTGGCGCTGCGCGCCCTCTTCGGCGGCCTCCGCGCCGCTGGTGAAGATGTCCTGGAAGGCGTTGACGATGTCGCGCCCGTCCTGCTTCACGCCGTCCAGCATGCTGCCGGAGATTGCGGCGGACTTCTCGCTGAGTTCATCAAGCCGACCACTGAGGCCCTCAGCGCCTACCAGATCGGTCAGCTCAGCCAGCGCTTTGCTGACCAGGCTGGCGGAGCCGGTGATGGCGGCAGCGCCCGTTCTCCACACAGCCGTGACCGCGTTGATACCCACGCGCGCGGCGGCCACCACACGACTGGTGACGTCCGCCGCGACCTCCAGCGAGCGGACCAGGTTCTGGGCCCAGCGCCGGCTGCTGCCGTCTTCCTCGGCTTGGCGCAGGGTGTCCAGCAGCTCGCGGAGTTTGCTGCGGAAGACGTCCAGGGCGCCGCTCTCCGCCGCCGTGCGCAGCAGATCCCGAAACTCTTTACGCAGGGCGTTGAGCAGCCCGTTCAGCGTGTTGATCCGGGCAGCGCCGGCGCCTTCGGCCATGTTGCCGAACTCGGCAATGAGCTCGCGCATGACGTCGCGGCCCAGCTCGCCGGCGGTGGCCATCTCGCGAATGGTGCCGCCGGCGCGGCCGGTGACTTTCTCCAGCGCGCTGAGGATGGGAATGCCGGCGTCGGTGATGCTGTTCAGCTCTTCGAGCTGGAGCCGCTGGCTGGCCCAGCCTTGACCGAGCTGGGTGGTCAGGGTGTCCAGCGTTTGGGCGCCCTGGCCGTAACGGGCGTTGACGTCGATCAGGCTTTGCAGCGCGCCTTCGAGCGGGTCGATACCGAAGGACTTGAGGCGCAGCGCCGCTTCAGCGGTGGCGTCCAGGCTTTGCGCGTTGCGCTCGGCGATTTGGTCGATGATGCCCAGGGCGCGCCCGCCCTCTTCCACCGACCCGAACACGCCGTCCAGCCGCAGGCGGAGGTCTTCCAGGCCGCCGGCCGCACCGACCAAGGCGGTGAAGCCGCGACGCAGGCCTTCGATCACGCTGATACCGGCCACAAGGCCAAGCAACCGGGCGCGCAGCCCTGTGAGCACACCGGAGAAACCCGCGCCGCTTTGGCTGGCGGCATCCAGCTGCGCCGCATGGGTCGCCGCTTCTTTGTTCACCCGGTCGAACGCTTCGCGGGTTTCGGCCAGCTCACGCTGGACGCGCGTTTCAGCGCGGGTCAGGTCGTCGGTTTCGATGCCCGCGCGGTTGAGCGTTTGCACGTGCCGCCCGAGTTCGCGTTGGGCCTTACGGTATTCGGTGTTGGCGATGCTTTGGGCGGTGCGCGCCTGCTTTACCGCGAGCGCGTATTCGGCCTGGGTCTGGCCGGCCTGCCGGCCTTCCGTGCGCAACCGCTCGTATTCCGTGACGGTTCTGCCGAGTTCCTTTGTCGCGTCGTCGGCGGCGCGCTTGGTGTCATCGAAGCCCTTGATGGCCGCTTCCTGGCGGCCCAGTTCGTTGAGCTTCTTGTCGAGTTTCTCCCCTTCGTCCCGCAGCGCAGTGAGGCTTTCACTGGCGGTGTCGGCGTTCTTTGACATGAGGTCGCGCAGACGCAGGACCAGATTAACAACGCCGTCACGCAGGGCCATGGGGAGCGACTCCGGGAATCAGGGGCAGCCCCGCGCTTGGCGGGGCGGGTGGTGGTTAGTCGAGTTCGATGAATTCGAAGGGGCTGGTTTTGCCGGGCGGCGTGCGCAGCTGGCCACCGAGCTGACCGGTGACGAATTCGTTCTGCATCATGTCCATGGCCTGGTTGGCGTTGAGGCGGCCTTCCCAGATGTAGAGGCGCCCGCGCTTGCCGGTGGCGAGGTTCTTGCCGAGCAGCTCGATGTAACGCGGCTTTTCGATTTCGGTACCGCCGAGGATCTTCTGGCCCGCTTCAGCGAGATAGGTGTACTCGGCGGTGACTTCCACCGCAGCGTCTTGCTTCAGGGCCTTGATCAGGCCGCCGGCGGCGTGGATTTCGTAGTCGGTACCCGCGACCAGTTCCGTGGTGGTGTCGGTGTTGGTGATCACCGGCGCGTTCGGCGCTTCCATGTCAATGTTGGCGTGCGCCAGCTTCAACCACTTGCCATGCTCCAGGGTCAGCGTTTCACCGGTGACGCTATCGCCGGCCACGGTGTGGGATTCCATGGTGCCGCCGAGGGCCTCAGCGAGCAGCTCCGCCGGCAGCGAGTCGAACTGCAGGGTGACCTGGGTGGGGTCTGCCGGCACGTTCACCACGTCCAGCGCCTGGCCGTAGTTCTCCGGCTGGAAGCTGGGGCGGTTGCGCACTTCGGTGGTGGGCGGGGTGATCTGCAGCGAGGGCACGTTGATGGGGCCGTTCAGCGCGCCGGGGACACCGTTGGTGCTTTTGGCCATGAACAGCTCGCCGGCGAAGATCAGGCCGGTGTCTTTATACATGATGGTCTCCTTCGGCGCGGGGCGCCTGGTTGGTTAGGGCTTCAGAAACAGTTGGTAATCGGCGGTGATGGGGATAGCCGCCCAGGCCACGCCCCCACCGCCTTCGGGAATGTTGTATTCGATGTCACCGACCTCAGAATCGAGGGCCAAATCATCGACGTAGTCCAGGTTGTTACGGTCAGCCACGGCGTGGATGACATCATTGCTGTGCTGCAGCAACTCAGTGGTAATGCCGTCATCGACCCGGTCGACCACGACGACGTGCAGTTCCAATTGCCGCCTCAGTCGGCCGCCGGAGGATTTGCTCAGGCGGCGATCGACACCGGGCTGTAGGGCGATGAACGGGTAATTGCTGCGGGCGTCGTCCGCAATGGCATCCGCGAGCCAGCCCTCGTACAGTTCGGCGCCGGCGTCCGAGTGGTACCCGTTCGCTTTGGTGATCGACGCCAGCCGGCTTTTGTAGGTCTCCAGTATCTGCACCGTCAGGATCGGATCGCTCATGGTTTACCTCAGGAACGTGGTTTCCGGGTCGCTGCCGGCGGTGTTGCTGTAGATCGAGCGAACCTTTTCCGTGTAGCGCGCGGTGAGCGTGCGCATCAGCCCCTCGGACAGGTCGCTGCGGTGCTGCTGGAAGGCCTGGCTGACACTCGGGGCGTGGATAACAAGGTAATCGTCACGCCGGTCACCGGTGCGCACAGCGATGCCGGTAGCGTTGCTGCGGCGCAGCTTCGGGATATAGAAGAACTTCGGCTGCGTGTAGCTGCGCCCGGGCACCACGGTGCCGGTGATGCCGGCGTGCTTGGTGCCCGGCTTGCTGCGGTTCGGCTTTCGCAGCTGCCGGTGCGGGAAGCGGGTGAGCAGCGTGCCGCGCCGCGTGGCCTGCACGCTGGCTTCCCAGACGGGACCCTTCTGTACGGGGCGGGTGACGCGCAGATGGCGCCCGATGTAGCTGTCGGTTAGCGCTAG